GTGGAGTACGATTATTAGGAATCGTAATAGAATAATTGTTTGATTGATGCTATATAAGAGATAGCATATTATACCAATACATATATAGAAAAAAATAAAAAACGCCCTTCTTTCGAAGAGCGTTTTTCGGGTGCAGGGTAGCGCCTCAATACAGAGGAATATTTTAATCTAAAGCACAGAGACAAGTTTTTTCACAAATTATCTCTCTTAAAATAGAATTAACTTTAGAATATTTTTGTTGTGAAGTAAAATCTAATCCTTCTTTAATAACATGCATATATGAACCGGGGTTAGAGGGTGTTGATACGAAGTCCCAACATAGTAACTCAAAGTCATCTTGTACTTCTAACACACCACCTCTTTCTTGTAATGAACCCATACCACGAGAAGAAACACCTACTGTAATACTATTATCTAAAAGTGCTTTTAAAATATTACCTGAGGGTGTAGGTAAGATTTCGATTTTACCCATTACTTGGTCTCCATCCCACCACATATCTTTAATGTTATGAGAAACATTTTTAAGGTTGATTACTGAAGATTCTGGGTGGTCTAATTCGCCTAATGCTCTGTTTTGTTTAACAGATTCCATATACTTATCGATCTCTCTTTCCCATAATTCTTTAGCATAATAACGACCATTACCATTTTTTACTTCGGCAGTCGCTAAAATACCCTCAACTAAAGGATTTCCTCTATCGGACATTTTGCCTTCCGATAACATTAAACCCTTAGGTTTAAATAGTTGAGTTTCGACAAGTACTTTTTTCATTATTCTTCAGTTAGATCTTCATCCATGACTTGAGGCTTAACATAAGCTTCACCGGTCATTTTTTCGTACATTTTACCGTACTTTTCTTTTGCTTTAGAAAGTTCTTTAATTTCTTTCTTCATTTCGCTAATACGAGCTGGGTTTACGAATTCAGCTAGGTCAGCATTTTCTTCAACTGTGTTTAGCTTTCCTTCACGCATTTCGATTTCTTCATCTAATGCATTCATTTTAGCTTCTAAAGCAGCTATTGAACCTTTTTTCTCGATCTCTTTAATACGATCTTGAACAGATTCTTTTTTCATTTTAGCTTTTTCGATTTTTTCTCCTTTTTTAACTCCAGCCCCAAATGCATCTTGCTCGCCTTTATCTTTAGCAGCAACACCTTTTGAACCTTTGTCATCGCGTTGGAATTCCGAGTAGCCTTCTTCTAATAAATCTAATAATGAAATCATTTCTTTACTTTCTTTTACTACTTCCATCCCTGAGGAAGCATATTTGCCTTTTACTTCTTTTGTAGGGCCCAAACCGGGATGATCCTCAGTGTATCCAACACCTTTAAGACCGAATTGACCGTCTTTAGTATAATACATTACGTCCTTAGCTAAATTTTTAGCTACCATTTCTTTTAATTGATCTACATCTTTATCTGCATTTTTTGGATCTTGCATTTCAGTGTAGAACCCTTGTAAAAAAGCAGGGCCATAAATATTATCAATATTTTTTGTATTTTTGTAATCAAATCCTTTAATTTCAGTATCAACTACTTCTTTAGTAGGATTTTTTTCTACTGCTTTAGCTTCATTAAAGATTTTAAACCAATCTGGTTGTTCAGTTTTACCTGTAACTAAGCCTCCAACATTTTCTGAAATAACAGAACGTTGTTTTAAAATTGTAGTAGTTTCGTTAAACCCAAAATGGTTAGGGATTAAATTAGGAAACAAGGATTTAGCATTCTTAAGAAATACATCTTTAGCTCCTTTACCCTCTTTAATTAGGTTGTATTGTTCTTGTAGACTTTTCATTATTGTGGTTTTATTAAATCTTCAATATCTTTAATATAATCTAAAATCAAATCTGTAGGTTTAACTACAGCATATGATCCTGGGTTTTCCTGATAATACTCTGCTGTTTCATTTTTAGCATTAGAGATTATAGGATATAAATTATTTAAACGAGCTTCGATTTCATCAAAGGCACCAATTCGTTTTTGTTGATAAGCCTTAGCTGAAGTTGGTGTTGCTTCTTTTAATTTATACTTATACATATTATTATTTTTCGAATAAATGTTTAACTTCAATACCTTTTGCCTGTTTGTTTAGTTTTTTTTGATTAACAGGTTTCCAACCTAATTTATAATAGTAATTGGAAGCAGTACCATCTGCCTTTTTGTTTGGATTAAAAGCATTTTTAGTTAAAAAAGCACCAGCAGCCCCTGATGTAGAGATTTCTGACATTCCTTTAATACGCTCGTATTCTTTTCTTTTATTGTTACGTAAATAAGTTCTTAATTGGTTTCTTAATTTACGAACATCATTATAATGATCTTTAAAGAAAGGTTCATCTGTTACTTGAGCTACTTCTTTAGCAGTCTCTAACATATCAGTTATTTCTTTAAACAGTCTTAAGTAATCAACAGTATATTCAACGTCCCAACTAATTTGACCCGTTTCAGGGTCAATGTTAGTTACAGTGGTTTTAATACCACCTTTTTCTTCAACGTCTCCAATCTTAGCCATTTGCGATTTTTAATTCTTCTACTAATTCACAATATTGTAGCAAATCAACTAAATTATCAGTCTTAATAGCATCTTTTTTATCTAATTCTTTTAATAATGAAGTTACTTCATTTAATTTAATTTGAATAGCTTTATCTGATGTTTTAGTTGATAATTCTTGAAGAGTAGATTTTAACTCATTTACTTGGGAGTTATAAAATTCTCTTAAACGAGGAGTACTATCTACTGAATTAATAAATTCTTTAAGAATTGTTTTTTGAGAATCATACAATTCTGAATATTTACCATTAAATTTTTCTAGTAAAATTCTATAGGTTAAAATTCTAGTATCTTTATCGTATGTTTGGAATTCTTGAATTACATCTTCTTTAACTTTATTTTCTTCAATAGGTGAAGCTGATAGTTGTTCTAAAAGAGTAATTTTATTTGTGATAATTTGATCAGGAGAAATAGCATCCTGAGTGTTTTCAATTTCTGTTAATGTATAAAAAGCAGCATAAATTTTATAGTGAGAAACTTTAGTTTTAAAAAATTCATCTAAAGAATAATGCTTTTTTATTTCATTAATAAGATTGTATTTTGCCTTTTTTAAAGAAGTTCTATTTAATTTTTTAGAAGACTCTAACAAAGTTTGTAAAACCGTATTAGCATACGATTCACTAAGATTAGTTTTCTTAGTTAATGTTTCATACAACTTTAATTCTTTGCTTAGTTCTCCTTTAACAAAATATTTTTTAATTATGTTTAAGGCAGGGGAAGTATTCCCATTTAAGGTATCGGCCGTTATTTGGCGAACCAAAAGTTCAAATAGGATTCCCGTATTTTTATACTTAGAATGTTTAATGTTCATTCCTAATAGTTTTATTATAAATATATAAAGATTTTTACTTCTTAATATTGGATTCGTCTAATAGTGAATTTTCTCCGTTACTTTTTTTAAATACTAAATCTTTTTGCAAACTTTCTATTAATGTTTTGTTTTGAAAGCGTAAAGATTTAGAATTTTCTAAAGCTAAAGGACTACCACCTTTGTATTGAGGGCGAATAGAATCAGATTCATTATCATCTTTTTTCATACCTCTTGCTCCTAATCTATCTTTACCAAAGGCGTTATCTTGAGTATTAATATCAGAAGCTTTTTCTTCAGGACGACCTAAAGGTGATTTTTCATCATACCCATCAGGTACTGAATTATCTTCATATCTACCTCTACCATATAAAGAAGCTAAATCGTGTGGTGTGCCATATGATTTACCTGTTTCAAGAGGATCATTACCTTCTGTCTCAATTTGAGCCATACGGAATCTACGTTTTTGATCTTGTACAAGTAAATCTCTGTATTCTTCATATTCATCTTCGCTAAAATGGAAAATATTTTCATAAATCCAATCTGAAGGAACTAATTTATTTTCTAACATAGTAGAAGCTAAATCAACTTTTTCCTTAAGAAGAGCAATTTTTTCCTGGTCGTAGATAATTGAAGGAGTAGTTAAATCTAATTCGAAATTAGTTAACTGTTCATCAGTATAACCTTGGGTATATAAATGTACTACAGCAATTTTATATAATTCTGAGAGTATAATTTTTTGGATACGTTCAATTGTGCGAGCAAATCTAATATCTTCAGCAGCTAGTGTAGCTTTACCTGTTAAATCTTTCTCATAACCCATAAATGCTTTAGGCACTTTAAGGGCAGCAAATAATTTTTCTCTTAAATATTCAACGTCTTGGATACCATCATACTGTAGACCTGGGGTAGTTTCAATTTTAGTTGTTTGGTCGTTACCTCTTACTGGGATAAAGAAATCCTCAAGTAAGTTTTGCATATTATATTTTAAGTTATATTCACCTGTTTTTTCATCCATAAATGGAGTTTTTTTCATGGTGTTGATAGTTTTTTGCATAAACTGTTCAACTTCATTAGGTGGAATATTACCAACATTAATATAAAAAGTACGTCTTTCTGGTGAACGGGCAATCCTATGAATTAACATAGCATCTTCCATCAAAATATACTGTTTATAAAGACGACGAGCCGGTTCTAGATATGAACGACCATATGGAAGATAGTTAGTGTCAGATAATAAACGGAAATGGGCCATTTCATAATTATCAAATACTACTTCATGTTCACTAGCATTTTTTTGACTTGGGAGACCATAATAGCCTGAAGAATTACCACCTGAATAGAATCCATCTTCACTATAGACAAATTCTACTTTAGCTGGGTTGTTAGGGTCAAAGTTTTCACGTCTTTGGATATGATAAGCCGTCATTGGGATTACATTGTAAACCCCAAATTTTTCAGCAATCTCTAATTTTAAGAAGAAATCACCATATTTACACATTTGACGAATCCAAGCCCATAAATTAAATTCTACGTTTAATACATCATAGAATAAGTTATATAGAATTTTTTGAATATCTTCATCTGAAGATTTAATGTGAAGGATTTCTCCCATATCATTTTTCAACGTACACTCATCAGCAATAATATCAAGAGCAGAAGAAATAATAGCATCTGTATCCATTGAATCGTAGTCCGAATAGATAGTAGTTCTAAGATACTGCCAGTTGATATTAAACTGTTCACCCATTATAGAGGTAGAAGCAGGATTACTATAAATTCTACTAAACCTATCTACCAAAGAGTTTGTTGCAAATTCACCTGAAGTTTGGATTTTTTCAGGGTCCATTACTTTTAACTGTCCTCCGCCTTCATTACGGATAATTACATCAGTTGAAAATAATCTTTTTAATCTTGAAAATATGCTAGTATCAGCCATTTTAATGGGTTGTTATTATTATAAATATTATAGCCAGCCTTTTAAGTCAATGTTTTCATTACCGGCTTTAAAATGGTAAGGATTATCCTTACCTTTTGAAAAATAAGCTCCTTGATGGGTAGGTCTGTTTACTTGCATACTATTCAAAGCAGCACGAGTCATATCTAACCCCTGTTGTTGGAATTTAAGTGAAGTATCTCTTAGGAATTGACCAATGCCAAAACTCATTACTAAGTCATCATTATAACCTGTTTGGGCTTCGGGTCGTCCACTTTTCCAAATAAATACTTTCATTTCTTCTAACAATCTTTTTGATTGAATCGTTACACTTCTATCACCAACGTACTCTCTAAATTTATTAACTACAAGAGGTCTTGTTCTCATTGACATTGTAAATCCAGGAGTTAAATTATTACTAAATTCGTAGCTGTTAAAATACGAATCAGCTGTTAATTGGTCACTCTTAGGTGAATAATAGAAGTTTCTATATCCATTTTCTAGTATAGTTTCTATGGTAGCCCAACCAATTGATGCATTTTCTACTACTAATAACCCTTGATTGTACTCAGTTGCTAGGCCTAAAAGAAATAAACCAAATTCTTTAGGTGGTAATTGGCCTTTATATTCAGCTACTTGGGTATTAGTTGTAATATCCATTACATGAGCCGCAGAAAAATCTTTACCATCACCTCTAGCAACATCAGCAATAACCATATAATCTCTAGAGTAATCAGCAGGTTCCCAAACCCATAAATTTTGGTCAGCACCTCTTTTTTCAATAGGATCTTTAACTGTAGTTTCTGCAAGAAACTCTAACCATTCAGAATGAAATACAATATCACCTGAGGTGCTAAAGTCACAATCACATTCTTGTGCTGCCATACGAGGATCACCTAGCAATTCATCTTGACGTTTTCTCCAAGATTCATCTCGTTCTGGGTGAACGTACCAAGGTAATTTAATAGGTAAAAAATCATTTGCCCCTGCTTCGGCTGAAACCCATGTTTTATGGAACCAGTTACCTGTACCATAAGGGGTAGATAGTACAATAGCACCACCACCCGTAGCCAAGGTTTGTTGAGCTGAAGCCCAAATCTCACCAATACCTTCAATAAAGGCTGCCTCATCAATTAGTAGTAAAGATACTGCTTCTGATCTACCAGCATCGCTTGATGCTGAAGTGGCTTTAATTTGGGATCCATTGCTTAACCTTAATGAAAGTTTGTTATTCTCATCTGCATCAATTTTAAGCCATGAAGGTAAATTTTCATACATGAATTTTACCTTTGTAACCATATTACGAGCCGTTTCTTGCTTTGTTGCAATACAGAGTACGTTTTTATCTTTATGGAATAACATCATCCACAAAGAATAACCTGCCGCTAATGTAGAAATACCTAACTG